TACCCTGAACAGCCTTAAACAAGCCCAGGAAGGCACTGTACAGTCTTCTGCGTTGGTAATGACAGGCTCAACTTCAATTCCTGGATATTCAAAGCCACAGAACTTTATTTCATACATCAAAAAAGACCTGACAGAGACCGAGGTTATTAATCCAAAACTTTTCGGTACAAGAATGAGAATTATTGGAAGAGTGGACAATAACGATATTCAAATTCAAACTCCTTATGGGGCAAACCCAGTAACAACTATTCCAACAACTAGTTCAGATAAGTCAAAAATTGTTTCTGCATCATCTGGTGGTTTAGCCTTTATGATTGATGATACAAGAAATCGTGGTTACTTTTTTGAAATTGCAGCACTTAGTGTTGGAAATATTGATAGCTTTGGAGCTGAGGACGGCATCATAAATGTAATGTTCTACAAAACATTGACAAAGCAAAATGCCATAATTACTAAAGTTAAAAAATCTAGTGGGTCAAGAGATGTAGTGTTTTTTGCAAAAAACTCTTTTAAGGCAGGGGACATTGTAAATATAACAAATGTATCTGGCTATACAGGGGAGTACACAGTTATTGGTGCAACTCCAAGCAATTTTAGTATTAAAGGTGAGTCTGCTGGCACAGTAAACCTTACACCAACAAATGCCGTTGCAGTTTACGATAGCAAAAATAAAGCAGTGCCATACAAACTCTGGGAAGGTCTTACAACAATTCTTGTTGACGATGGAAAGTTTGTGGGGCAGAGCAGAATTAAGGGTGAAGAAAACACAACAGTTTACGATCTTGCAGTAGAGTATGAAGATATTTTTAAAGATGATAATTATAATGGAGTTATTGATGAAAACGAAACATCCGTCACTGGAAGAAGGTTTTATCTTTACATAAACGGAAAGCTTATCGGAACTGTCATTGACGATGCTCCGTTACCAGTTGTTAACAATATTGCTCCATTCATTCGCAGCACCTCGAAGGTTATGTTTGAAAAAGTTTATGCTGTGGGACAAAACATAGCAAACAATGGTGTTAGTCTACAGGACGCACCGCTTCGTGGAGCATCCTTATTTAATGAAGAAACAGATACAGATTCATCATTTAGAAAATACTCTGTTGAAAATGCTATTCAGCATACGTACTTGAGCGGCATTAGCCCACTTCATCAGCCAGACTACGACATGTACCTAGAAGAGTTTGGAACAATAATGAGAGAGGCGGCATACCTTAACTTTAGATACGAAAAAGCATACCCTGCATTCATTTCAAAAATAGCTCCAACATTTAACAAACTAAAAGGCTATGCAGTTTCTGGTTTTGTTGGTAATCCATATGGTGCAGAGTTTTTGGTTTTTAACACAACAGACTTTTCAATCAATCTTGACGAAACAAGTGGCAACTATTTGAGAATTCTTGGGGTAACGTTTACACAAGAATCCGATAGGAAGCTAACCTTAGACGAGTACATGAAAAACAAAAGTGATCTTTCTAATCTAGATTTTAACAATTCAGCCTTATCCGAATCACTAGATAATCCAAACGCTGCTTCTAAAAATTACAGACAAATAAAGAATAGTAGAGCTGCCTATGGCAAAAATGAGTTTTCAATTGGTTCTTCTTACATTCAAAGTGCCGACCAAGCAGAAGAAATTATGGGGTGGCTAATTGACAAAATATCTGAGCCTAGGCTTTCTGTAGGACTAAGTATTTTCCCAATGCCAACTTTGCAACTGGGGGACATTGTATCAATTAATCATAAAACAAGAAACACTAATGGTCAGTTAATAGACGAGGTAGCAGGTCCAGAAAAACGTTTTGTCGTATACAATATTGAGTATGTAAGAAACAATAACGGTCCAGAGATGACAGTTTATATAAGTGAGGTATCATAATGGCAAAAAGAAGAAAGAAAAAGGGGGAAACTCCCCTAGCTAATAATATATTTTTGCCAGAGCCTCTTTATAGAAGAGAGCAGCGTGGAGTAAAGACCGCAAGACCCGACATCATCCTTGACGACGAATCTTTGTCTATCGACATTATGCAAGACTTTATTTTTGCAGAAATTGGTGGACAAGAAATATTAGATATTTCAAGATCAGATTTAATTAATAGTCCATTAAATCAGTTATATAATTCTGTCAAGGGTACAGGAACAAACTTCATTCAACAAGAAACAATAACCTTTATTGATGGAATCCAAAACACTTTTGCATCTTTTAATCGTGACGTAGATGATTACAGACCTTTAGACAACTCTATCGCTATAGTTTCTGTTGACGACGACACAAAAACATTAATTATTAAAACTGTAAACATGAAAACTGGAGATGCAGTAGAAATTGATTTTCTTACAAACATAGAGCTAGAAGATGCTATAATTTTTGAAGGGATATAATGTTAACATCAAAAGGCAAATCAGTACTAGCTAAGTACCTGGTCAATCAAGCACCAGGCTATGCTGGGTATATTGCTGTTGGATCTGGAGCACACCCAGCAAACACATTAAGTTTTAGCGTATCTTTAGCAAGTGTGTCTAGTGGAAATGCAACAATTACTACATCAGCAGAACACAATTTTAAAGCTGGAGACAAAATATTTATTAAAGGAATTGATGGTGCATATGATGGGGCATATACCGTTGCAAGCAACCCTGTTCCAACATCAACAACATTTGCAATTAATGGAAGTACAGCAACAGCAAATGTTGACCCAGTAATAAATGGAACGGTTAGTAAAAACTTTGCAACACAGACTTCTTTAGATTTTGAAATGTTTAGAGTGCCAATTACTTCTCGTGCAATTGTTGTTGAAAGCGGAGAAACAAAGATAGTATTTTCTGGAGAACTTCCAAGCAACGAACGCTATGGCATTTCTGAGATAGGAATTTATCCATCTGGCAGTAATCCAGTTGCATCTGGAATTGATAGTCGTGTTCTTTTTAATTTTTCAGATACAGAAAAATGGGAGTATCATTCAGATATATCAGAAGCCCCAGCCTCGTTTATTACTGGACTTGGTAACAGCACTACTGGTAATATTACTGTTAACGCAACTACACACGCAGTAGTAGGACTAGCATCGGATCCAATCTTTGATATAGCAGCTCGAAAAAATAGAAACGAGCAACCACGCTTTGAAACAAATACAATTTTTATGAGGGGAAATACTTCTGTAATTAATACTGCACCTACTACGTCTCCCTGGACAATCTATTCTACAACAGATCCAAACAACATGTCTCATATTCACCATACAGATGTATCATATAATTTCGATAAAAATAGTTCAGGTGACAAGCTAAAGCTTGCATTTTCTTTAATTCCACTTACTGCAAATTCTACAGTTTTTTCAAATTTAAATTTAAATGCAATTATTCAGTTTTCAGCTTCAGAAAATATTGCTACTAGCGAATATGCTAACATGCAAATATCTATGAATAATACAAGTCTTACAACAAATAACTACAATTCTAGATATTACGTTCAAACTAAAAATTTATCAGAACTATCAAAAACAGCAAACTTCAATTGGTCTGAAGTAGACACAGCAAAAGTATTTGTTTCTGTTACTAATATTGTAGGAACAAACATTTCTGCATCGGTACTTACAAACAATGTTGCAACAATTACAACCTCGACTGCCCACGGTCTTTCAACTGGGACAGTTGTTCAAATCTCAGGAAGAACTGGATACGATGGACTTTATACAATGACAAACACTGGGGCAACAACTTTTACAGTAAGTATTACATCTGCAAATATTGCAAGCAGCGGCACGGACGGCGGAACAGTTGGAACTTTAGCTGGAGATTATTTAGTAGCTTTAGATGGCTTAAGATTTGAAAATACAACATCTGCAGAGGCTAACCCCCTTTACGGCTTGACTGGGTACTCACTCATGTCTCAATCAGCAGTCAATCTTCCAATTATTAAACAACCTAATACTAATAATATTTTAGAATTTAAATTTTCTGTAGATACAGGCGGTGTTTAGTTTGGCGGAAGAAATTCAAGAAACAACAATTCTTTCTAGAAATTTACCATCAAGATTGCCAGGCAACAAGTTAGCATTACGTTATAAAATACAGTCTACAAATACTGGAGAGTCGTCCAGCTGGTCTACTATTTATTATATATCTGCTCCAACGGTTATTACTACTAATACAGTAGCAAAACTTACTGCAACAGATGCAGAATCATATTCATTTCAATGGACAGACGAAAACCCTGTAGACGAATATGATGTTTTTGTAGCCGCCTCAATTGACTGTGAAAACTTTACGCTTAATAGAAGGTCTGTTGGTACAACAAAATATCTATATGCAACAACTTCTAATGTTCTTATTGCTAACGAATTTAATAGATTTTATGTTGGTGCTAAAATAGATGTAAGAGATATATCTTCAGCCCTAGATGGACTTGAGCTTGTGGTTGCGAACGTAAACACATCGACATCTCCATATTTTATAGAATTTATAGGCGACTCTTCGAATAACGTTTCAAACACTGCAACAACATCTGGTGGATTTCATTTATCTCCAATATCAGCAACTAATCCAGTGACAGCAGAAATGTTATCTAAATATGAATATGTAGGTACAGCTCTTGCCACAGGCTCAAACAAAACATTTATATATCAAAGCACTAGAAGGATAGTTTCTAGTGCAAATATTGATATTTCTGCATCAGTACTCACGAGCAATGTTGCAACAATAACCACATTAACTGCTCATGGTCTTTCAACTGGGACAGTTGTTCAAATTTCAGGAAGAACTGGATACAATGGACTTCACACAATGACAAACACTGGATCAACAACTTTTACAATAAACATCACGTCTGCTGACATTGTAAGCAATATTATTAATGGTGGAACAGTTACAGGTATTACATTTGCTCAAACTCTCAGAAGTGTTACACTAGCTCAAATAGCCTGTTCAGTAAAACAAGTAGAGCCATCACTCTTTGTTGTTGGAAGTCCCTTCGCATCTCTGGTATAATAAAAGTATGAAACTACCACTACCGCAACGAGGACAGCCATTCGATCTGTCACTTGTATACAGGATTATTGAAGAGATTAATGGTCTTTGGAATGAAATTGGACTAAGAGTGTCTGCCTACTCTTCTATTCAAACGGCAAAGGATAATATTTCTAGCGTAAGGTCAAGCGACACAAGAATAGTTGCTGGATTTGTTGAAGTAATTAACAATAGCAAGGTTAAGGCAAATGATACAAAAGACTTTGACTATGCATTAGACAGACCCTTTAAGTATCCACCGATTGTTACCGTATCATTAGAAAGCTTGGGCGATAGCCAAACAGAAGCTACAAAAAGTGCAACAGCTATTTTGACACAAGTTACTCAAGATAGAATTAAAGGCGTTGTTCAGTTTGAAACAAGTGGTACTGCAGGAGTTCGTGTCAATATCATTGCCGTCGGCATCCCACAATAATGGACAGAGAACAGTACAACTCAGCACCGTTAATTCCAGGAAGCAAGAAAGTCTGGTTTTTAAATGGTGACCTTGTTCGTATCTATCACTTTAATAGGTCTAATGGAATCATGTCGGTATACAATATTATTAAAGATCAGGTAGAAAGCTGCTTGGTCACAGATTTTAAACGGAATCGTGAAAGAGCTTACACTGTAGGAGAGACAGCAATCCTGGTAAACAGGCACAAAAAGTATATGCCAAGCCTTATGAAGCGTGGAGTAATACCTGAGCCAATGGGTGCTCAGAAGGGCGGAGAGCGTGGCTGGCAGGTTCGATGCTATTACTCGGAATCACAAGTGCGTGACATTCGTGATATACTTGCTACCTACCACATTGGTAGACCAAGAAAAGACAAGTTAGTTACTAACGACATTACGCCTTCGCCACAAGAGTTGACAAGACGTATGGGAGATGGTATACTGACATATACGAGAACTGAAGACGGCAGGTTTGTTCCTGTTTGGTCCGAAAGTATTTAACTGGAGGGTATGAGATGGAAAACGAAAACACAAAGATTAACATTGCATTGGGCTATACGCTCAATCTTGGTAACTTTCAATCACTACGTATTGACCTAGGCGTTGAGGATTCACGTCGTGAGGGTGAGACTGTACAACAGGCATTTGACCGTGTGTACGAGTTTGTAGAAGCACGACTTGTTGAAAAGATTAACGAGTCAAAAGAAGAGATCGATAGCAAGTAATGGCTGAACGCAAAGACCGAATGGCTTTGCTCAGTAGATACTCTAAGCTTTATCTTATAAAGTATGAGGAAAAGCCATTAGTAAATTTAAACGTAGAACAATGGGCTGCAGATGCACTCATTGAGTCATATGGCATATCTATGTGCTATGACCTACTAGAATATTATTTTGATGTAGCACAGAACCCAACATGGAAGTATTTTGCACACTATACAGATAATCTAATATCTGCACAACAACAACAAAAAAATGATATGTCCGAACGAGCAGTTCGCCGTGAACAAGCAAGGAAGTGGTTAAGTGAATGATTCAGAAGCAAAGCTTATCTCAGCAGTACTACAGGATAAGCAGGTACACGTATTACTACAAGCTAACGTGGAAAACATTCTTCGTACTCACAATGACATATGGCAGTTTATTAGGAACTATTCCGAGCATAACGGTACTGTCCCACCTGTTACCCTTGTAGTAGACAAATTCCGTGATTTTCATCCTATTGATGGGGTTGGTGCAACTAAGCACCACCTAGAAGAACTACAGGCAGACTATCTTAATGACAGCCTAAAAGATATCTTACGCAACACTGCTGCAGATGTGCAGGGTGGCAAGGGTACAGAAGCCCTAGAGTCACTTATTCAAATGACCTCAGAGCTTAAGAAGAATACTGCCTCAATCCGTGACATTGACGTTACAGACATTGACAATGCGATTGCGTATTATGAAAATGTGCAGAGGCAGAATGAGCTAGGACAGATTGGCATTAAGACTGGTCTTCCTGGATTTGATAACTATCTTCCTGCTGGCATTATGCCAGGACAACTTGGAGTCTTTCTTGCCTATCCAGGCATTGGCAAGTCGTGGCTATCTCTTTACTTTGCTGTACAGGCTTGGAAGCAGGGCAAGTCACCAATGGTTGTAAGCCTTGAAATGAGCGAGACAGAGGTTCGTAACCGTGTCTACACAATTATGGGCAATGGTCTTTGGTCGCACCGCAAGCTGTCTTCTGGCGAGGTAGAGCTAGATATGCTTAAGTCTTGGCACGAAAAGAATCTTCAGGGTAAGCCTGAGTTCCACATTATCTCTAATGATTCTGGTGGAGAGGTTACGCCATCAGTTATGCGAGGGAAGATCGACCAGTACAAGCCAGACTTTGTAATTGTAGACTACCTACAACTAATGTCACCAAACCAGAAGTCAGACAATGAAACTGTTCGTATGAAGAACCTTTCTCGTGAACTTAAGCTAATGGCTATCTCTGAGGAAGTGCCTATCATTGCTATTTCATCTGCAACACCAGACGATGTTAATAAGCTAGAAACTGTTCCTACACTGGGTCAAACCGCTTGGTCACGTCAAATTGCTTACGATGCTGACTGGGTAATGGCTCTTGGTCGTGGTGCTAACTCAGATGTTATTGAGTGTGTATTCCGTAAGAACCGTAATGGATTTATGGGTGAGTTTATGGTTCAGGTTGACTTTGACAAGGGTCTATATAAATACAAAGATTTTGAAGATAACTAGTTATAATGGAGTATGCAAAATCAGCATCATAAATCAATCAAGAGGTTTGGTTTAGATGGCATTATTCACGACGAAGCTGCAATACCAAGGCTAAAACAAGAATATGTTAGACTGTTAAAAACTGAAATGATTCTAACTGGGTACGCACCTAGGTTAGATCTTGACCCAGATTTTACAATCTTTTACAACCACGAGAAAGAAATTTTTGAATTTCAATTATCACTATATGGAACATACCTAGGAAAGAATAAAACACAATGGATAACAGGAATAGACGGAACAAAAATAGTTCCTACACACAAGAACAAATCAAAAGAGTCCTTACAGGATCAGGCGTAGATATTGAATCAGAAGTAGATTCAGACTACATTATCTTCTGCCCATTTCATCCCAATCATCGCTCACCAGCAGGTGAGGTTGATAAGCAAAATGGGACATTCTTTTGTTTTTCCTGTCACCACGTTGCCGACCTAGTAGAGCTAGTTGTCAAGACATCTGGTCGTACATACTTTGAGGCAGTACGCTTTATTAAATCTAAAGCAACTGAGTCCGACCTTACGTCAGAGATTAATCGTAAACTATACACTAAGCCAGACTATGTACAGTTTGACGAATTGTTAATTAAAAGATTAAATACTCAAGCACTAGAAGGACCTCGTGCAATGCGTTACTTTGCAGGTCGATCAGTAACAGAACAGTCAGTTAAAAAGTTTGCTCTTGGATTTTCTGAGAGACAAGATATGGTGACAATTCCTGTACATGCTCCAGACGGAATGTGCATTGGGTTTGTTGGTCGATCAATTGAGGGCAAGGAGTTTAAGAATACTCCAGGAATGCCTAAATCAAAACTTCTGTTTAACCTACATAGGGTTAAAACAGCAGACAAGGTGTATGTAGTCGAATCATCTTTCGATGCCATACGCCTTGACCAAGTTGGATTTCCAGCGGTAGCAACTCTAGGTTCTAACGTATCCAACATACAGATTGAATTGCTAAAGAAGTATTTTAATAACATAATAGTTATTGCAGATAACGATGAAGCAGGAGGAAACATGAAGTCAAAGATTATTGATAAGCTTGGCTCTCGTGTATCCGTGATCACACTAGAAAAACAATACAAGGATATTGGAGATATGACGGATGAAGATATTGCAAATCTGGATGTTGCATTTGACAAAACCATTATGTCTATGTTAAACTGATAACCTCAACAAAACAAGGAGAAAAATATGAGTGCAATTAAGGGACTTAAAAATCTAAACGCCCTACTCGAAAAACCAAAGTACGAAGGTACAAAGGTTCGTTGGCTTAAACTTGCTGACGGACAGTCTGCTACGATTCGTTTCGTAGAAGAGCTAGATGCAGATTCACCCTACTACGATGAAAGCCGTGGAGAGGCTTGTGTATTTGCAGAGCACACCAATCCAAAG